TGCTCGATCAGGTCGGTGACGTCGGATGCGGACAGAGCGCGGTTGTAGACTGCTGCCCGGTAGAACTGGGTGTTGCACTGGCCGGCTGAAGCTGCGCCAACGTGAAAGAACAACGAATTGGCAGTCGTAGCGAGAACAGCATTGGTCGACGTAGCAACCGAGAATCCGTTGATGTACAAAGTGCCCGTACTGACGCCACCAGAAGTTGCGCGAGTAAACACGATGTCCACGATTTGGCCTCCATAGGAAGCAACCAATCCAGTGCCACTAAACAATGTAGTAAAAACACCCGACAAATAGTTTTCTACAGTGATGGTTCCGTTGGTCTGTTGAAGAATGGCAAACGATCCTCCCGTGTCTAGTGGGTTGCTACTGTTGCCACTGACACCAGCGTAGGCAAAAGTGGCCCCCGGCGCCACCGTCGGAATCCTTGCCCGCACCCACATCGAAAAGTCTCCGGTGCCGACATTGAGGCACGGGGACGTCACACGCGTGGCCGCGGTCACGCCGTCGCAGGCCACCGCCGCGTACCCTGCAGCAGCACCGCGGATCGCGCTGGCCACCTCTCCACGGTACGCCGTCAGAGATCCGTTCACGGTGACCGCATCGCCCACCGCATCGCCCAGGGTCGTGTTGCCGTTCGCGGTCAGCGCACCCGTCAAGGTCGTCGCACCGGTCACCGCCAGCGTGCCCAGGGTAGCCGTGCCGCCAGCACCGAGGATCTGGTTGGTCGTGATCTTCTTGGTCGTGCCGCTCGCCGCCATCGACGTGTCGCTCACGTCCACGATCGGCAGCACGTCTGTCACGGGGTCGACCGTGACGATGGCACTCAGTGCCGTAATCTTCGTGTCAGGCATATCAGTTCGCTTGGATGATCAGTTTGTCTGCGTCTTCCTGGAGCAGGAAATCCCCGTTCTCCAAGTCTAAAGAGTCGAATGTCCCGAAAGTGATGACGATGTCAGAGCCGTCCTCCAGCAGCACGATGAACTCGTCCTCCTGCAGAAGATCGCGCCTGGCGATCGGATAGTCGGCTCCACCGCCATCACCGGCGGCGTTGTCAACGCCAAGTCCAAGGCCAAGCCCAAGCCTCATTTCACACCCACTTCCGGTTGTAGGCGATCACGGCCCCGGAGGACACCGCAACCGACGTGAACACGCCGTTGATGGACGTTCCGGCCTGCAAAGTGATTCCGGCAGGCAGGTTCACGATGTTGCCGGTGATCGCCCCGAGGATCGTCGTCGGGACGGCCTGGAGCTCGAACCAGTTGCCGGTGACGGTGCCAGCAGCCGCGTCAATGTACCGGCCACCATGCTCGCCCGCGATCTGACGGTTGGATCCTACATTCATAGTGTGAACTTGCTGCTGCTCCGTTTTGTGCCCCCACTCCACCCAACCTGCAAGCGCGTGCCCGATGAGTTAACGCGCACCGCAGGGTTGTCCCGCTCCACCTCGCGCAGGAATTGAGAGTCTCGCCAGCAGTCGTACCCGTACTTCTGACCCCAAGCATGATACAGCGTCGGATCCACCCGCATCCGCAACCGCCCAATGCCATCCACCGATTTGATGTCGGTGCTCCTGGTGTCCGCAGCAATGCGCTTCTGCTGGATCCCAGCCTGCACCCAGTCCTTCTGGATTCCGGTGCTGAACTCGTTGATCACCGCACGCCGCAATTCTCCGGGGAGATCGTCCAACGCATGCGCCAATACCGAAGAAGAGGTCTCTTTTTTCATAGTCTGAAAACCAAAAGGGGAGCCCCCAGATCACTCCGGGGGCTCCCTTGCAACCACACCAAATCAGGACGCGCCGTTGAAGAATCCGAATCCGTTCGGGTTCTTCACAACCAGACCGGCGATCGCCTCGACCAACCGGGCAGGACCACCGCCGGCATCCGGCAGCGGCTTCACCGTGGGCAGCTTCGAGTAGCGCACCTCGACCATGTCCATCGGGATGACGTAGCCCTTGAACGCTTGCGCGGTCAGGGCAGTGACGTTCTTGCCGCCGATGAAGGTCGTCGGATGAAGGACCAGCCGACCGAAGTCGCCCTCGAAGATGTCGATCGACGCCTTGAAGGTGTCGCTCGACAACTCCTGGTTGAACGTGCGGACGTTGGTCGCGGCCACGCTCGAGCTGTTCGCCACCGAGGTCGTGGTCGCCGCGGTCAGGTTGGTGAACGCACGCTTCAGGGTGGTGCCCAGGATGCAGTCGTAGTCGCGGAACGTGCCGGTGGCACCGTAGATCGCGGTCAGCACGGTCTGCACCGTCGACTCGGTCAATGACCCGGACGCAGTGGTGTCCACGGCGCCCGAGGCCGGAAGGAACGCGGATCCCGACGCGCACGCGCCGATGTTGCTGGCGTTGGTGCTGTTGAGCCAGTTGCCCATCGAGCCGGTCAGGTACGCGTTGGTGCCGTTGTCGGCAACCGCGGCCTGGTTGGTACACATGAAGGTCGACTCCATGTCTCGCTTGAGTTCCACCAGCTTCTTGGCGATGCCGTTGGCGAGCTCGTCGGTGACACCGGCAACTTCCTGCGTCTCGGCGATGAAGCCAATGCGGAGGTCGCGCCGGAACGCCTGCCCGTAGTTGTTGAGGCGGGTTCGGTTCGTCACCGGGTTCGACCCGCTGGCGACCGTGACGTCGGTGCCGTCGACGACACCCTGGAGCACCGGGGCGCCGTAGTTGTCCACAAGCCACGAGAACTGCATGTTCCCGAGGTCTTTGCCCTTGGGGGCCATGGACACAAACGGAGTCGACTTGGCGTCGACGATGGCGATGTAGTCCGCCAGATCCTCACGGGCGGCGGAAGTACGGGCGAGCGGCACAGCGCCGCCCTGGTCAGGTTGAAGCAGAGGCATAATTCAGAGCATCCTTTTCAGGAGTTGAGCCAGTTCGGTCTGTGTTCCGGACTTCTTGAATTGGGTCTTCGCCGCCTGAAGCTGCACCTTGGAGACATCCTTCCGCACCGGGCTCGCCGCCAGCTTTCCAGGCTGGCTCGGCGCCTTCCTGGGAACAACCGGCGGCTTGACGCCGCCCTTTGCCCCAGACTCCCGCTGCATCCGAATCCTCCGACCCTCGAGGAAGTCCCCGATCAACACCTGGTGCTCCGGCAACCGCCGCAGCTGCGGCATCTGCCGCAACACGTCCTGCGCCGCCGTATACTCCACGCTCGATCGCTCCTTCCACCAAGGATACAAGGTCTCCGCCACCGGTTTCAGCTGCTGGTACGCCTGGAGGTATCTGGCACGCTCCGGAATGTGTACATCGATCGCATCCTCGACCTTCCGTCGGATCTGCTTGATGTCCTCCGAAGAGTACTCCTTCCCCTCCACCTCGCACCCGTCAGCGTTGTCCTCGCACCACCGCTTCAGCGTCCGGGCCTTCGTCCACTCTTCTCCGAGTTTCGCGACATCCCACACCTCCGCAAATGGCGCATCCGACACCGAAACCGCCGGCGCCTCATCGCGCTGCTTGACCTTGGTCTCCTCAAGCTCCCGCTCCAGCGACTCGACACGTTCCAACGCCTCCTTCTTCTGGCGCGTCAGCTTGTCGATCCGCTTGCGGATGCCCGGAGAAGACTCCCCATCCTCGTCGTCCGAACCAACATCCCCAGGAGACTCGTCCTGTGGTTCCGGCTGATCTTCGGCGGCAGCCGGTTCTTCCGCCTCCTCGGCCCGGCCTTCCGCATCCGCGGACGCCTGCTCCGGATCAGTTTCATCGACGGACCCACTCGCCTTTTCCTCCTCCCCGCTGAACCTTGTCTTCAGCAGCTTCGCCAACTCCACCTCGCCGAAATCGATGGGGTTGATCGGGGGCCGTGCCGTGTTTTTCGCTTCAGGTTGCGCTTCCTGGCTCCGATTGTCTTGGATGTCTGTTGCCATGCGTTTAGAGCCCGCAAGAGGGCTTCTGCCCATGGTTGTTGAGGACAACCAAGAAACCTCTGCACGAGTGAGATATCAGGGCAGACTCTAAGTCAACCGCTTCCCACTTCTTAGCAACCCGATTCGGTCACTGAGATCCTTGATGGACGCCGCTCGTCCGCAGTTGTAGGCCCGGTCCTCAGACGACAGGCCCGGTAGCACCGCAGACATCACCTCGTCCATGGCCTGCGAGTCCAAGATATGCAGCATCGCACGCATCACCGGGTGATCGTCCGACACCGACAACGCCTCCTGCAGTTCCTCGTCGCTCACGCTTGCACCCCCATCCTGCCGGTCACGGCATTCTGCTGCTGCTGCACGCTGAACTGCAGGTTCTCCGCAAATTTCTGCATGTTGGCCTGGAACAGCGGATCCTGCTGGATCTGCTGCTGGTACTTCGGGTTGCTCTGCAGGATCTGCTGCGCGAATTGCAGTCGGATCGCCGCAGTCGGGTCGTTCTCGCGCAGCCGCGGCGGGTTCCCTAGCGACATCAGCGCCACCTCGTCGTTGGTCTCGTCAAACATCTTCTGCGAGGCCGGGCCCTGTTGCATCACCAACTCGCTCGCAAACGTCGGGTCGATCGCCCTCAACGCCATCGACACCAGCTTGGTCCGGTCAATCACACCCCCGGTGTCCAACGGCAACACCAGCGACGAGATCGCTTTCAGCTTCTCGGTCACCAGGTCCGTCGATAGCTCGCGGACGTCGAACTTCAGCATGACGTCAAACTCCTGCGAGTTCTCCGGCACCTGCACCTGGGACGCCGTCACACGCATTATCTCATCCGGCCCCATGTACTGCAGCACCAACGCCAACACCTGCCGGAACGCCTCCGTCCAACCATGCAGCCAGTTGTTGATGATCCGCTGCTGCCGCATCTGCGTGATCACCGGGGGCACCTTCTCCGTCGGCCTCCCAAAATACCGGTCCGTCTGGATCTCAACCGCCGCAATCAGCTGGAACGCCACCCCCGGCTCCCGCGCCGGCGGCTGCATGAACCCGATCTCTCCACGCCTCAACACCGGCACCTGCACCGCAGGCCCGATCTTCAGGTTCCCTCCACGAGTCTTCGGCACCTCGATCGGCGGCAAGGTCGCCAGGGACGTGTAGTCGAACACACTGTCCCGCTGCGCCTTCACCTCCTCCTGCCAGGTCATGCAGATCTCCGGCACGCCGCGACTCTCCACGATCTGCCGGTGGATGATCTCCGACCTCCAGATCACAAACGGATACTGCCCATGCGAATACTCGAGCCCCT